CCCGGCAGCGCGCCCCGATGATGTCGGGGAGCTGCGCCGCCATTATACCATACGCTCGTCCCAGGGCCTTAACCGTGTTGTCTGTCATGTGCTCACCTCCGTTAATCCTGCATGACCCAGACGCGATAATCAGTTACGGACATAACGGCCCAGCCGCCGTCAACTTCAACTACAACCTCATCACCGCGGCAATTTTTCACCGCCTCGTCATACGTTTCAAAATGTACCATTTTCATATCCTCCTTTGCTATATTTCAAAAGCTAAGCCGTGATTATGGTTATACTCTGTTTCCCAATTCGCCAGTTTGCCCCCCGCCTCGCGGCTGAAATCCCGCGTTGCGTGATTCCACGCGGCCACATATTTGTGATGTATGGCTATATACTCTGCCCGGTTCGCAAGGATCATGTCGGCCGGAGTATTCGCCCAGGTGATATATGCCTTTTTAGCGGCCTCAATAGCCTCATCTTCGGTCTGCGGTACATATACCACGATGGTTTTGGTCTCCTTGTTGTAGCTATTAAGCTTGGTTTTGCAGCTCGCATAATTGGTTTTATACTCGCTGTAGCTCATCTCAACTTCGCTGCACCCTTCGGCGGCTTCGGCATCTTTCTGGGCTTTATAACAATCGGGACAAACCGCTTCTGCCTCATACCACTTTATTTTACGCTCACGCTCGGCAGCGGAACCGTAGATGTCAACAGTGTGGGTGTGGCCGCAGGAAAAGGTTATGTCGTACTTCATTGTTTTTTTATCTCCTCTCTTGTTATGTCTATATTATATACCTGTCAGATTAAAAAGTCAACCAAAAAGATAAACAAACTAAAATAATAAGGCAAATATTTTTGATGCGGGAACCTAAAACCTGTCGCGAAATGTCGTGATCCATGCGCTATGATTGCAGCATAGAGATGGGCCGTACGAGATGAGCGGCCCGTAAGCTTTATGGGGGCGCTAAAAGAACGATGTATAAATGCAAAAGCTGCGGCGAGGTATTCGCCTCGCCGGTTGAAACGGAGGATTACCAACTATACGCAGAGCCGTTTGATGCCTGCCCGAAGTGCCGGAGCGAGTGGATCGCAGAATATGACCCCTGCCCGGTGTGCGGCAAAAATGAGCGCATGGACAGCCTGCCGGTATGCCGGGAGTGCGCCATAAAGGAGCTGGAGGCCATGGAGCGCGAGGGTAAGCTCTTCGGCGGCATTTGCCGCGGGGCGCTGCTGCAACTGCTCAGGGGGCAGATATGAGCGTATACGAGCGCATAGCGGCGGTAATGGCCGATGTTACCTATCTCACGCGGGATTGCGATATGGGCGATTTTTGGACGTTGAGCGACGAGAGGGTAACGAGCGCGGTGAGGGCCAGCCTGATAAAAAATGGCCTGGTGATTATCCCTATAGCTACCGAGACGCAGACCAAGGACGCGATAGCCGCCACCATCACATACAGGATACAGGGCATCGACGACGACGGCATAAACGTCTGCATGAGCGGCGCCGGTGAGACGCTGGGGGCCGCCCTCACAAACGCCCACAAATATATGCTATTGCAGGTTTTTAATATCCCCAACGGCATGGAGCAGATGGGCATGAGTGAGCGGCCTAAAACGGGCAGGGGGCGGGCATTACTCAACGCGCTAAAAAAGATGTGCCCGGACGAGCAAACGCTAAACGCCATGAGCGGCAACCTATACGGCCGCCCCGTGGCAGAACTGACCGAGGACGAGCTGCAAAAAATGGCAAACGAGATTGACAGATTGAGAGGTGATAGAGCGTGAGGGATAACGAGTATTTTGACGAGATCAAAACCGGCGGCAGGCCGAAAATGGTCATCAACAAGCGCGGCCTGAAATTAGTCACCGACCTGTCTAAAATAATGTGCAGCAACGAGGAGATAGCCACCTCCCTCGGCGTATGCGTCAATATGCTGACCAACGCCAATAACGCCAAATTGTTTAATCAGGCCAAGGCCGCCGGACAGAGCGACGCGAAAAAGAGCCTGCGCCGCAAACAGTTCGCATTGGCGGCGAAAAACGCGAACATGGCGATATTTTTAGGCAAAAACTACCTTGACCAGCGCGACAAACAGGAAATCGAGAGCACCATCAGCGGCGGCGTATCCCTGGGATTTGACGATGATCTCATGGGGTAAATATATCGTTGGGGCTGCCGCCGAACCCTAAACAGATGGAGTTTTTCCGCGCCCGTGGGCGGCACGTTGCGTATGGCGGCGCCAGAGGCGGCGGCAAGAGCTGGGCCATGCGAACCAAATTGATCATGCTGGCGGTCAAATATCCGGGCATACAGATGCTTCTCCTCCGTCGTACTATGCCACAGCTTCGCGAAAACCATATCGTCCCCATGCTGTCAACCCTCAAGGGGATCGCCCAATACAAGAGCCAGGAAAAGGTATTTGAATTTTATAACGGCTCCCGTATCGTGTGCGGCTACTGCGCCGCCGAGACCGACGCGCTCAACTATCAGGGCCAGTCATACGACGTTATAGGCATGGAGGAGGCCACGCAATTTACCGAGCAACAAATGGACTGGATCGTCTCCTCTAACCGTCCATCCGGCCCCGGCTACCCAACGCGCATGTATTACACTTGCAACCCCGGCGGAGTAGGCCACGCATGGGTAAAACGATTATTTATCGACCGCGACTACCGCAACAGTGAGCGGCCTGAAGATTATGATTTTATCCCGGCAAAGGTATACGACAATTACGTCCTCATGGGGCGCGACCCGGATTACGTCCGCAAACTGGAAAACCTACCTGAGGACATGCGTCGGGCACACCTGGACGGCGATTGGGATTTGTTTGTAGGGCAGTATTTCACGGAGTTCCGGCGCGATATACACGTTGTCACACCGTTTGCAATACCCGATTACTGGCAACGATACAGGGCATTTGACTACGGCTTGGATATGCTGGCCTGTTATTGGGCGGCATTCGACGAGCTGGGCAACTGCTATGTATATAACGAGTATTGCGCCCCTAACCTCATCATCTCAGAGGCGGCGCACCGAATATTGGAGCGCACGCCGGAGGAAAGCAAAATAGAGTGTACATTTGCGCCGCGTGATATGTGGGCTACTAACAGGGCCACAGGTAAATATCAGGCTGAGATATTTGAGGAAAACGGCCTACGGCTAACACCCGTGAGCAACGGGAGAGTAGCAGGATGGCAAAATATAGCGGAGTGGCTGCACCCTGTCCCCGATGGCGTGGGCGGCACCCAACCCCGCCTGAAAATATTTAGCAACTGTACGGAGCTGATAAAGGATTTGCCGCTGCTCCAGCATGACGACAAAAACCCGAGCGACTGCGCGACAGAGCCCCACGACATAACCCATGCCCCGGACGGATTGCGTTATCTGCTGGACGGCAGACCGCGCCCGGCGGAAATACTCGCCCCGAAGGACGAGGACGAGCCGCTGGAATTTGACGACCAGATAGAGAATTTTATGGATTACGGAGGATAAAATGGAATACCTCATAGGCGCTGTGATAGGCGCTATTTTGTTTTTTGGCGGGTATCTGACCGCCTACAAATTGGCGCCGCGAAAAAAATACGAGCCTGACGATGACCTACAAGTGCAGTACGACGATACCCGCCGCACACGGGCCGACAAAATGAATATGCAGATGTATAACATGCTGAATTATACAGGGAGAGCACAGAATGACGATTACGAAGACTGACCCCCAAAGCGTATGGGAGGAGTACCAGCAGGGCAGGCGATACAAAGAGGCCATAAACCTGTACGAGGACGTGCGACTTAATGAAAATTTCTACCTTGGGCGGCAATGGGAGGGGCTGAACGCTCCCGACCTGCCTAAGCCCGTGCTCAATTTTCTCAAGCGCGTCGTTACCTACGTTATCGCCACCATATCCTCAAACGATATAGCCGTATCCCTATCACCCCACGAGAGCGACCGGGACAAGGAAATGACCGCCAAAGCCGTAAGCAGGCAACTTGAGAAGGTCATTGAAAACACAAAATTTAAAAACGCGCTGCGCCAACGGATACGGGATAGCGCAGTAGACGGCGACGCATGTATGTATTTTAGATTTGACCCCGAAATAGCGACAGGACAGGCCACACAGGGCGATATAGCGTGTGAGGCTATAGACAACATCAATGTGATATTTGGCAACGCATACAACCGTGATGTGCAGTCACAGCCCTATATCATCATTTGCCAGCGCAAAAAGGTGAAGGAACTGAAACGCGAGGGCAAGGCCGCCGGCATGAGCGACGCAGAAATACAACTGATACAGGCCGACACAGATGCATATCAGCGCGAAAAGGGCGACGATGCAAACCTCTGTACCAAACTGATAAAACTTTGGAAGGAAGAAAACGGCGAAATCTGGTACACGAGCACAACGGAAAAGGCGACGATAAACAAGCCCACCAATACGGGCCTAAAACTCTACCCCGTGGCATGGATGAGCTGGGACGAGGTAAAGAGCAGTTACCACGGGCAAGCACTCCTCACCGGCCTCATCCCCAACCAGATAGAGGTCAACAGATTGTTCGCCTGTTATGTGCGGTCCGTCAGCATGAACGCATTTCCGAAGATCGTCTATGATTCCGACAAAATCAAGAAATGGACAAACAAGGCCGGAGAGGCCATAGCGACAAAGGGCATCGGCGTAGGACGGGTAAACGATTATGTAACAGCCATACGCGGCGGCGATGTATCCTATCAGGTCATGGAGGTCATACAGCAGATCATAACCATGACCCGCGATTTTATGGGCGCCTCTGACGCCGCGCTCGGCAACGTCAAACCCGATAACCACTCCGCCATTATCGCCGTGCAGCAGGCCTCGTCAATGCCGCTGGAAATCCAGCGGATGAACCTATACCAATTTACCGAGGATTGCGTGCGGATAATGATGGATATAATGCGGGCGTATTACGGCGTGCGCATTGTCACGCTGGATGAGGCCGTCCCCGCCATAGAGGACGGCGCCGCGCTTGACACCATGGGCAACCCGACGGGGGAGAGCATTAACAAAATACAGCTCGATTTTTCAAATTTTGACACCATCAACTACGATACAAACGTTGACGTGGGCGCGTCCTCATACTGGTCTGAGCTGATGCAGGTACAGACCATGGACAACCTGTTTGCAAAAGGGATAATTACCAACGCGGTACTGTACCTCGAAAGCATACCGAGCAAATACCTGAAAAACAAGGACAAAATCATAGCCGCCGTTAAGGAGCAGCAGGCCATGATGGCACAGCAGACCGCCATGCCTACGGAGACCCCGCCCGCAGAAATGCCGATAACAGAACCAGCGGCGCAGGAGCTTGTGAACCAGGTTGCCGAAGCACGCAGGGAAATAATGAATCAATCGCGACAATAGGCCTAAAAGGCCTTTTGTTATATAAAAACGCAGAAAGGAAAACACAATGGGAAACAACAATGAAGTATTCGACGGTTCAGATCTGTTTGTAGACGCGGAGGACACCCACGAAGCGGAAGAACAGGCTGCCGCCGATACGGATACACCGGCTGAAGCGGAGGACACCCACGAAGCGGAAAGCCAGGAATCCAATAACGAGGACGCGAAAACCGAGGATGAAAACGAAGAACAGGGACACCCACCTTTCATGACAGTACAATTCCTTGGAAAAGAACGCGGACTCAATCGCGAGGAGGCTATAACCTTCGCACAGAAAGGCCTCGACTATGACCACGTCCGCCAGGAATTGGAGGAATTGAGACCTCTCAGAAAAGAAGCCCAGGAGATCGCCCCCTTTTTACAGGAGGTTGACTATTGGGCTAAAGAGAACGGGATGACCCGCTCCGAATATCTGAGCTTCCTCCGCGAAAACCGCCAGGCTCAAATGCTCCAGAATGAGATGAGCGGCATCAAGGCCCAGTATCCCGACCTGCCTGACGAGGTGGTAAAGGAAATGGCTGAGTTGAGATGCAAGGGCAAGGAGGCGGAAAATGCCAGGCTGGAAGAGCAGCAAGCGCAGGCGCAAAAGGACGCCGAGCTTGCGCCGTGGCAGAAATTTATCGAGGTTTACGGCATAACCGACCCGGAAAAAATACCGCCCGATGTGATGGCGGACGTGGGGAACGGGCTATCCCCCGTTGAGGCTATGCAAAAGCACGAGATAAACGAGCTTAAAAAACAGCTTGAGGCAGCTAATACCAAAAAACAGATAGAGGAAAAACACGAGGAAAACAAAAAACGCGCAATGCCAAGCGCGGCAACACAGGCCCAGCCGGAAAAGGAGGACAGCTTCCTTGCAGGCATGGGCTTTTAATCTACTGAAAGGAAAAAGTGAATAATGGCTATCAATCTACACGAAAAATACTCCGACAAAATCAAACAGGTCTATACCCACAACTCTTTTGTCGAGGGAAAAACCAACCAGGAATACTCTTTTGTCGGCGTCAAAACCGTCAAAATTCCCAATCTCATTACCCAGGACCTTAACGACTACCAGCGCACCGGCACCAACCGTTACGGCACTCCCAACGAGTTGCAGGACGCCATACAGGAGCTGAGCGTTACTCAGGACAAGTCCTTTGCCATCACCATCGACAAGGGCAATAACGTCGAGCAGCAGATGATGAAGCAGGCAGGCCGCGTCATGGAGGCGGAGATGCGCGAAAAGGTAACGCCCACCTCCGATAAGTACGCCCTCGCTCAGTACGCCGCCAATGCAGGCCATACCATAGCCTATGACGCTGCCGTGGCCAAGAGCAACATAATCTCTAAGCTGCTTGATATAGAGGTCTACTTCGAGGATAGCTTTGTCCCCACCGACCGCCGCTATGTGTTTGTGAAAAACACGCACATTGCCATGATAAAGCTGTCCAGCGAGTTCCAGTACGCCGACAGCGCGGTGGATAAACTGCTCATGAAGGGCATTGTAGGCAAGATAGGCACTCTCAACATCGTAGGCGTACCCGCCGCGTATATGCCTGCCAACGTAGAGCATATCGCGTTCCAGTCCAATTCCGTTATGCTGCCCTTCAAGATCAAGGACAGCCGCATACATCAGGACCCGCCCGGCCTGTCCGGCCACCTGCTGGAGGGCCGCTTCATGTACGACGCATTTGTCATAGGCGCTATCTGCGACGGCGTTGTAGTTGTTGTGGCCAAGGATAAGAAGTGCGCTGCGCCCACCGTGACCAAGGGCGCCACGACCACCATAGCTACTACCACCTCCGACGCAGAGGTCTACTATACCACCGACGGCTCTGATCCCCGCTGGTCTACTACCCGTACCAAGTACAGCGCCGCCATTGCCAATCCCACCGCAGGGACCATCATTAAGGCATACGCGACCTATATTAGCGGCGGTATGTATCCCTCTGATGTGGTCACCCACAAGTGCGTCTAATAAAATCATAGTGGGGCGGGCAACCGCCCCACCTTACCAAGGAGGAACCCATGACAGGACAACAGATATATGAACTGGCATCTTCATTCCTCTATGAGATAGACGGAGAAGACGAGGATTCAAAAAGATTTGCCGTCGGGTTTATAAATATCCTGCTGCAGGAATGCCTTAACTGCGAAAACAGCATGCGGCTTTTCCGGGGGAAAGAAACGCTGGACGAAGCGCCGTACATCAAATCGCTTGCCGAGGAGATACCGTATCAGCCGGAGCTTACCCGCGTTGCCTTTCCGTATGGCGTGGCCTCGTGGTTTTTCCAGGAAGCGCTCGACAATTTCCAAGCTGAGAATTACCGCAGCAAGTACCTGTCCGCTGTTAACGAGGCAAGTAAACTCAACAGCGGCATAGCGGAGGATTATTACTCATGCCTGAGTCTGTAACCCCGAAAAAAATAGCGGCGACGAAAACCTACCAGCGCACATACGACAAGTTCAGAGGCGTCGATTTCTCTACCGACCCCACACAGGTAGCGGATTTCCGTTCCCCGTATGCCGAAAACCTGATATCCGACCTCGCGGGATTCCCGGAAAAACGCCCCGGCTGGCGGACGCTACTGACCGTGGCAAATGAGCGGATCAACGGCATATATTACTGCGTATTCAAAAGCGGCGCCACCGCAAGGCTCGTCCACGCCAAAAACAAACTCTACAAATGGAACGACGACGATACCGTTACCCTTGTGTTTACCGGCATGAACGACCAGCGCAGCGCGGCGTTTGCCCATGGCGGCAAACTGTATATGCTCGACGGGCTGAAATACCGCGTGATAACGGAGAACAACGGCGCATACACGGTGCAGAACGTAGAGGACACGGCGGCCTTTATACCGACCACCACCATAGGCGCAGACCCCACGGGCGGCGGCACACACCTGGAAGCGGTCAATATGCTGTCCACCGGGAGGATAAACTCTTTCCATTCCAACGGTAACGATAAGACCTACTATCTCGACACGCAAAACATCACCGCTGTAACAAAGGTGCTCGTGGGCGGCACGCTGAAAACACCTACGACGGACTACACCATAGACCTTGCCGCCGGAACAGTGACGTTTGCTGAAGCCCCGGCAGACAGCAAGGGCGTTGATAATGTGGTTATCTATTTCACCGCTACGGTAGAGGGATACGCCGACCGCGTGAACAAATGCACCCTGTTTGCTTATTACGGCTACAACAACGATAACCGCGTGTTCATTTCCGGAAACCCGGAATATAAAAATTGGGATTGGCAGAGTGGCTTGGATGATCCCACATATTTCCCCGACACCGGTTACACCCGGATTGGCGCTGATACCTCGTCTATCATGGGCTACATCAAACAATATGATTCCCTCATGGTGGTCAAGGATGATAACCAGCAGGACGCAGAAGTGTTCCTTCGCACTGCCGAGATGCAGACGGACGGAACGGTGATATTTCCCATCAAACAGGGCATAAAGGGCGTAGGAGCCATATCCAAGTACGCCTTCGACACCCTCAGAGATGACCCGCTCTTCTTGGCAAGGGAGGGAGTTTTCGGCATATCCTCGACCTCTGTACAACTGGAACGCAACATACAGGACAGAAGCTATTTTGTCAACACGGAACTGACTAAGGAAAGCGGCCTTGATGAAGCCGTATCCGTAGTATGGAACGGCTATTATATCCTGTGCGTCAACGGAAAGTGCTTTGTAGCTGACAGCCGCCACAGGAGCGCAAAGACGGACGGCGGCGCAAGCTATTCCGAAAGCGGCTCGTATGTGCAGTATGGGTATGAATGGTACTACTGGACAAACATTCCCGCAAGGGTATTTTTTGAGCAGGACGGCAGCCTGTTTTTCGGCACGGCTGACGGCAAGATATGCCGGTTTAACACCGACCGGGGAAAAATGAACAAATATAACGACGACGGGCAGCCTATTACTGCTATCTGGTCTACACAGATGGACAATTACGGCACTATCACCCGCAGGAAGTCCCTGACGAAAAAGGGATGCGGCGTGATGATAAAGCCGTATACAAGATCGTCGGTCAAAATACTCGTGGCTACTGACCGCATACATGATACTCAGATACGCTCCAAGGCAATGGATATACTGGATTTCAGCGATATCGACTTTGAACGCATAACCTTTAACACGCTGGACACGCCACAGGTTATCGCGTTCAATAAAAAGGTCAAGAAATTCATCGTCCTACAGATCATCTTCAAAAACGACACGCTCGATGAGGGCTTTGGCATATACGGCGTACAAGTCCAGTACGTCGTAGGCGGCAATGTCAAATAAGGAGGAAATATGCTCGAAACAAACATAAAAAAAGTGGCTACACAGGTTCCTACACCCGTCACGCCCACCACGCCGCAAAGCCCGATAAGCGGCGGCACATACACCGTGGGCGGCAACCATACCGTTGACAACTCCGCGTATGCCGCCGGCACCGATGCAAACGCCATAGCCCTGCAAACCTATGACAAACAGCTTGCTGCATATAAGGCGGCGCTTCAGGCGGGGTATGACGCACAGGCAAATTCGATAGCCGCACAGGCGGCAAAACTGAAGGATCAGTACAACACGTCCCGCAACGACATATATACAAACTCTCGCCTGTCTGCAATCGGCAATAATGAGCGGCTTGCGGCTCGCGGGCTTGCCGGCAATCTCTATGACTATGCCCGAAGCGGTACTTCCGAGAGCAGCAGGATAGCCCAGGACATCGCCATGCGAAAGGCCCTTGCCCAGCAGAACAACGCGGAGATAAGCGCAAACAACGACCTCAGCCTTAAACTGCTCGAAGCGCAGAGGGAAGCTGACGCGAAGTACACCGAATACGCCGCCAAGAATGAGGAAAGCAAAATACCTTACCTTATGGCCCTCGCGAACGCCGCCAACATGAGCAGCGGCGGAGGTGGCGGAGGTGGCGGCGGCTATTATAGAAGCGCTAAGAAGTCCAGCAAGAAATCAGGAAGGAAGAGCGGAAGCGGAAGCAATAAAACGTCTGCGACCACTAAAGGCAATAATATACCGGGCGATCAGAGCACCAGCCGCATTCTGGTAAACCCGAAAACCGGAAAGGAAACCAAAAACAGAATTTCTGGCATGGTCAAATAGGGGTAAAATCGCATGGCAAAGACTCAAGCAGAAGTAAGGGCGGCAAAGGACGCTAAATTAGGCATAAACAGAAATATCCAAACGACAAAAAACACAACAAAATATGATTCCGCCCCAAGCAATATCGAAGAACTCCACGACCGCAAGGACGCTGTACTTGGCATTACCCGGCGCGAGGGCAGCACCTGGAATACCGGCAAAACCTACACAAAACCTACAGCGCAGTCCCTGCTCGACCAGTATAACGCTTCGGCCAAGAAACGTATAGAAGAAGCCAATGCGGCCACACAGAAGGCAAAAAAGGAATATGATGATTATATTGCCAAGGAAGGCCGCATATACCAGAAGAACTACGGTGCGCCATCCGACAAGGCCAACGAGCTGCAAAACAAGCTTAATCAGGCCCGTCTCGCCCAACGGGACGCGGAGAACGAGGCGACCATAACACGCCTTGCCCAGACATCTACACTGTACAAGGACAATAAGAACAAGAAGTCTAAGGTGGACATTAGCAGAACGACGGAACTTTCCACGGGCATAAGGGCAAAAGAAGGTAATCTCACATGGGATACTGATACCTATAAAGCCATGACCGACGAAGAGGCATCCGTCTATAACCGCCTCGCCAAGAACGGCAAGGAAAAGGAAGCAGAAGCCTTTCTGAAAGCGATAACCCCTACTCTGAACGCAAGGGTAACGCAGAACCGCCTTGAATCGGCACAGAAAACTGCGCAGGACGGCGTAATGGGCGGTGTGGGTGCATCTATCGCATCGTCCCTGCTAAAGCCTGTGACGGCCGCACAGGGCGGAATACAGACGGTATACAACTTCCTGACAGGCAAACCCATAGACACCAACGCCCCCGAATATTATGCCTCCAACCTCGCCAATACCTTGCGCAGTTCCGTAGCCGAAAAGATCGAGAACGGTGTGTACGAATCCACAAAGGGCGACTACACATACGACAGAACCGGTACCCGGCGCATGACTACCGAGGGCGAGGCAAAGAACAATGGCAAGATTGCTTCATTCCTCTATCAAACCGGCATGAGCATGGCGGATATGCTGACCATGACTCCCTTCGGGCCTGTCGGCATGCAGGTAATGATGTCCTCCAACGCCGGCGTAGACACCATGATAGACGCGAAGAACAACGGCGCGACAGATGATCAGGCCATGGCGCTTGGCATTGTATCCGGCGCGGCGGAGGCACTCTTTGAAAAGTTCTCCATAGAAAACCTGTTTCACGGCGGCGTATCTAAAAGTACTATCCTCGCGGCTCTTAAACAGGGCGGCATAGAAGCGTCCGAGGAAATGGCTACCGAGATAACTAATATCCTTGCCAATGAGGCCGTTATGGGTAACCAGTCTGACTTCAACAAGGCCGTTGCAGAGTATAAGGCGATAGGCCTCGACGATAAGGACGCTAAGGCAAAGGCGCTTGAGGAAAAACTGCTCCAGGTGCTTGAAGCAGGCGCAGGCGGATTCCTGAGCGGCTTTGGCATGGGCGCGGCGGCGGATGTGATGAATACACAGTCCGCAGGGGCAGCCCTCATAAACGACTATGCCAACACCATAGCAGAGGACATGGATATAAACACATACCTCGAACAGGGTATGAGCGAGACCGAAGCAAATAGGGCAAGGCTGGCAGACGCAAAAAAACAGGCTATTCAGGAACTGTCGGCGGAACTTCAGTCAGAAGGCGCAGAACTTGAAAAAGGGACCGTTGCAAACAGACTATCCAATAAAGCATACACGAGCGAAAGCGGCATAGGCCGGCAGTTCCTTGCCAATACCGAGGGAATGAGGCTTTCCAGCGGGAAAAGGGCTGATACTGATAACGATCTTACCAATGTTACTCCGGCGACCCGCGAGGCGGCCAAGAGCCTTGATATGCTCGACAAGAGCAATATTGCGCGATACATCAACGAGATAACCGCGGCTCTGGACAGAAGCGCTGCGACTGGCAAGAAGATACTTATCGGAAAGCCGTCCGGCATTCTTGCGGAGCAGATGAATTCCGATAACGTCTTACAGATGGATCAGTCTGTTGCGAGAAAGGTCGCTTTTGCTGACAAAAAGGACGGCGGCAAACATAACCTTGGACGCGGTGTACTGGATGAGCTTCCATATCAACTTGCCGACCCTATGATAATAACGGGCAACACCACTGACCATATTTCTAAAGGGGATACCAACAGCGTTGTTGTGTGGACGGACTGGCAGACCGAAAACGGCGGTTCCGTCATAGTCCCCATTAGGATAGACGTAGATGGCGCTATAGAACCATACAACAGCGTAAATTCCGTGTTTGACGCTTATAATCCTGCTTACGTTGCAGACCTGTTGAGAGATGAGAACATAAGGTACACGCGAAATAATAAAAGCGTCGAAGAGCTTCTTTCCAACAGGCGACAAGTGCCTGCCGCGACTCGCTCGGTCGACGCTTCCGACACCGAGGGGCTTCTTTCCAACGGGCGAGAAGTGCCCGCCGCGACTCGCACCTCTGATGTCAATAACACCGTATCACAGGAAAGTGTTCGCGTCAAGGAGTACCTTGCGAATTTACGCAAGCCCACCGCACAGGAAACGTTAGCAGCTGTTGCAGACGACCCCACGAAGGCGGAGGAACAGCTTAGCCTATCCGAAAAGGAACAAAACTTTGCCAAAAATCTCAGCCAGGCCGCACAGAACCTCAACATGGTCAACGCCGAGACCAAGGCTTTAGGGCGCGAATACTATACGCATTCAGAGGAAATGCCCTCCTTGCAGGACATTCAAAAGAAAAACATAGAGGACTTTACCAGCGAGGATTTCAGCGTACTTGCAAAGAATCTGCTCGGCAGCGGCAAGCAACGCCTTTATACCAAAGAACCTTCCCGCGTATTCGATACGGTAGCCGGCAACAATAAGGCCCTGCGCAATACGCTGTATAACCTGTTCGAAAAGCCTTTTAACGAGGCGGGCGGCAATTATGGCAAATCCCTTACTTCCTCAGTAGAATCCTATAAGGAGATCATGCGGAAGTATGACATAAAGCCTAAGAGCAAAGAGGATATAGCCGCCCAGCGTTACGGAGAAGGGCAGTATCAGGGGCCGGACGGCGAAATGATAGAATATACCCTCACAGACCTTCAGCGAGATTGTCCTGACACATGGGAGAACGTTAAGGGCTTCGCCGAGGCCAATAGACGGGTGTACGAAGATTACCTTAATCGCATAAATTCCATGATGGAGACCATCTACCCTAACATACTTGAGAATGCCGAGGAAGAATATCAAACTGCGGTATCCCGGCGCGACGTGGCGCAATCCAAGGTTGACGCCATGACCAGAGCCATAACCGAAAAACAGAACCGCATACAGCGGCTGCAGGACACCCGAAACAATAAACAACGGACCGACACGAAGGCTTTCGCCAAGATCGAGGGCAGTATAGCAACAGAACAGGCGAAAGTAGACAGCATGAAAACCGAACTGGTACAGCTGGAAAAGAAACTGCGCGTAGCGGAAATGAATGTGCAGGCTCGGCGGGCAGCGATAGACAGCGGGGCCATATATGAAGGCAAAAGGATAATCCCCCGGAAGGACTATTTCCACCACGCGCAGGAAATGCTGAGCGATTACAGCGTGCTCGACTTCCTCAGGCCCAAAAACGTGACCGAGGATGTATCCCCCGCGCTGGCTGGCGTATCCGACCAGACAAAACCCAAAACCCGCTGGTGGGGCGCAATGTTCCACCGGGGGCGGGGGCCATACTTTGAGAGCGCCTCGAACGCCATGGCGAGTTATATCGGCATGGCGGAATACAAACTTGCATATGACCCGCTTACCAACTATTATCGCAAACTGGAAACGACGATACGCGGCAGCGCAGATACCATCAACGCAAAGAACGCCTCAGGCTTTATCGAATGGGTTAAGGACTGGACGGACGGCATGAGCGGCAAAAGCGACCACGTTATAGACCGCGGTGTACAGAAGATACTTTCCCGCCAGACCTTGAACAGCCTGAATAATCTCAACAAGCGGGTACGTGCCAATAAGGTAATGGGCAATATCCGTACCATGATTGTGCAGGCATCAAACCTGCCTAACGCAATGAGCTATGTGACCAGCCCCAAAGCGTGGGCGCAAGGCATACAGATGCTTGCGGATTATCATCACAATCCTGATTCCGAGATAGCCAAAGCAAGAGGACAATCTCAATTTATGACCCAGCGCTACGGCAGCAACGCAATGGAGATTCTGGAAAGCGACGGGCTGAGCGCTAAGAAGCTCGCCGGCAAGGGCATGGAACTGCTTCAACACTGGGGTGATGAGCTTACATGGTTCTCTGCTTTTGCGCAGTATAACGAGAACCCACAGGCGGCCATGTCCGGCATGAAGCGCACCTATGACAACGCCATAGACTATGCGGACGACATAACCCGCCGAAGCGTGGCAGGCCGAGGCGTAGGCGAGGGTGCACTGGTTAATAATTCAAAGGTGGTCAATCTGATCGCCCCGTTTCAGACCGAAATACTCAACCAATGGAATACATTTTTTGAGCACGTGAAGGATCTGAAGGCGAGCCCGCAGGCGCGAGCACGTGCCGCTGCCGGTCTCGCGATGTACGAGGTTACGGCCTTTGCATTCAACACGTTAGCGCAGGCAGTGCTCGGTGACAAAGTCGTGGGCTTAGATTTTATAGGCGCTCTGGTAGATACCATAACGAACGCCATAAATGACGATGACGAGGACGAAGAAAAGGACGCCCTTGATTATGCCAAGGAACTGGGGCAGGCTTCTCTCGGAACTGTAGTGGACGCTGCTCCGTTTATAAACATAATCACCAGTTTCATGGGCGACGAAACCAGCAAAAATTTATTCGGCGAACATTCGCCTACCCGTTACGGCACCGGCAACATAGGCATACGGGCTGCGGCTGATGCCATGATGTGGGGAAAGGATACCGTTGAAACTCTTATCGACATGGCAGGCGGTAAAGCTACGGCCAAAGACCTGGACTGGGAAGGCGGCCTTGATGCTGTCGGCAACTTCGTTACTCCGTGGGGCGGCACACAGCTCGCGAGGACTGTCAAGGGCCTTGATACCTTCTTCAGGGGTGGCAAATACGATAAGAAGGGCAATCTGCAATACGCTGTTGCAAAAACGCCCGTCAACTTTCTTCGCGCTGCTACGCTTGGACGCAGTATACTGCCGGAGCATCGGGAATGGGTAGCCAAGGGATTCCCTTCCCTTGACGAAAAAGAAAGCAAAATCTTCCAAAGCGCGAAGGAACACGGCGGCACCGTTCAATCGTTCGCCCAATACCGAAACCAGTATAAGGACATGGTGGCCGAAGACGATGCAAAGAACAAAGCCCTCTATGAGCGCAAGGAGGAGATCAAGAAGGGAAATCCCGACCTGACCAACGCCGAGGCGCTTGAGCGGGCCGAAATAGATTTAGGCTACAAGGAGCAGAACAGCGCGTACAAATGGGCGAAGCAAATCGCCGACGATCCGAACCTCACCAACGAGCAAAAGGCGGACTATATCACCCTTGCCGACTTCTCGCCTGCAACGATTGAAGATATAAAGTCGCTTACTGATTACGGCGTACCCATTGATAATTATGTATCCGTCATATCTGCGCTTGCGGATAAGGGCCTCAAAGCGAAGGACAACGACCTTAATACCGACGACAAGAAACAAATATCTAAACAGATATTTGATATGCAGGGGCTTACCGAAAAGCAGAAGACCGCGCTCGTGCGTAAAACTATCGGCGACAACTGGATTGCGGACTTCTCTGGCAAGGCCGCGTTCAGCATTGCCAACGATTACGGGAAGAGCGAATACAAAAAGTACGCAAAAGCCAAGGAAGAGACCGGCATAACCGCAGAACAGTACGTCGAACTGAAGGACAAGATAAAAAACAAGGCCTTCAAGGGCACTGACGAGAACGGAAAGACTGTTTACTACCTCAAACAGTGCAAGCTTGCAAACTACGTTGATTCCCTCGATGCGAGCGAAGAAGTTAAAAAGTATATATGGGATTCCGTATATAGCGACGACGACGACCGCGAATATGAGGATCGGCATAAGAAGCTTGTCTATCGTGATGGCGAATGGTACACGCCGAGCGGAAAGAATTAAAGGAGGGACGCATGGCAATACAGGACAACAAAATAACCACGTGGACAAACCCGATAGTCAACGAAGCGGACCGCCCCCAGCGGTCCGCTGCTGACATGAAGGCGATATTCGACAGCAACAGTAACCAGCTCAAGAAAGCACTGAACGACCTCATAGACGCGCTCGGTCAATCCGGCGGCGGCGACATAGGGGCAAGCGTTGAGGGCATGGCCGGAAACAACGTACAGGCCCTTATCGCTGAACTGAAGCGCTTGATAGACGCGATAGAGGAATACACGGACAGCCTTAAAACGCCCAACGGCGCCGCCAACGTGGGCGCGGAGGTGAGCGGCATAACCGGCGACAACATAGCCGCCGTCCTCACCGCGCTGAAAACCCTCTGCGACAGGGTAGATACCACCGGCGACGGAGACCTGTTTCTAAAGAACGACGGCACTTATGGCCTGCCCACCGTGGGCAGCGCCGCAAACGGCCTTCCCATAGGCGGCGAGGCAGGGCAGTTCCTGAAAAAGGCCAGCTCCGTCAATTTCGCGGGATACTGGGGCGGCATTGTAGACGAGGCCCTTTCCGGCCTGCTGAAAGCCTCCAATGGTGAACTGGCGGCGGCGGAGGCAGGCGTTGACTACCAGACCCCCCTCGCTTCCGGGACGGATTATCAGCCCCCCATACCCGCCGGGACTTACGCCACCCCGAACGATGTTTCCGAGGCCGTGTCGGGGCATAACAGCGCAGACAACGCACATTCCGCGCTGTTCAGCAAAAAGCAGACCGCGCCTACCCTCGCTTCCTCCCTCCCCGCCAGCGGCACGGCGCTGACGGCAAATACCATATATAACGTATCCTCTCCTGTAGGTACATACGTGTTTACCCCGCCAGCATCCGGCTGGGCGCACGGCACATTCAGCACGGCGGCCTCGGTTGCGGTGTCGTTTGTGAGCGGGGCGAATTATTTAGGCGAGGCTCCCGCAATAGAGGCAAGCAAAACCTACGAATTTGACGTATACAACGGTGTGTGGGCGGTGCAGGAGGTTGTGAGCGCATGATAGCTATGCTGCGAAGGAGGCTGATGGGCGGAAAAAAGCCAAAGGAATACACATTGACCGTGAAGTGGAATTCCGACCCTGTTAACTGGTTCGAAGTGATATGCGATGGTATACAATATGGTTATACAGACGGAAATAAAACAATCAAAATCACAGAAGGATCAACGTTAGCTATATCTACTAATCCGGTGAGTCACATACATTATATTTACTTTAATAATCAGCTTGTTAAGAAGTATGATGCAGATGATGTCAAATCCTACACTTGGTATTTCCCTTATGCTATTACGGGAGATATTACCTTCACCTTTAGGACGGAATTCAGCACCAAGTACAGCTACATAAATTGGAAAATGTGAAAGGAATAAGTGCACTATGCGTAAAATAATTCTATCGGGGGGGGCAGCCTCCGTAAAATAAAAAGCGCCTATGCGCTATGATACCCTTGCAGTTTGCTTTACGGCGCAGAATGATGATGACAGGAGGCGGAGCTTTTGAGTTTACCTACACAGGCCAATTTACGGACAAGATAGAAGGCTCAAAGCGCGTTATAAAACTTACATCTTCTGGTACACTGAATGTTAGCGGTTCGGTGGTGGCAGATGTTTACCTGTTAGCTGGAGGCGGTGGAGCATCTAACCATCTGTATGCTGCTGGTGGAGGCGGTGGTGGAGGTAATCAAACCATAATAAACTATACTATTAAAAGTGGCGTTTACGATGTTACTATTGGACAAGGAGGGAAGGGCACCCTCTGGACTAGTGAGGGTGATGACACTTGGAGATACGCTTCGTCTGGAGGTAATACTTCAATTTTTGGTTACACTTGCACTGGCGGGGGTGGTGGTAGCGCTACATCTGCTTTTGGTCAGGGTGGCTATGGCGGTACCCCAAATGGTAAAAACGGTGGATCCAATTCTTATGGTGAAAGTGCAGGCGGAGGCTCACCTAATGGGGGTAGTAGCCCGGGAGTCTTAAAAGGTGGTGATGGTCACATCACACTGACAATACCGCTATAAAAAAAGGAGAAAACAATGCTAAATACAAACTATGCCAAGCTGGCGGGGGAGTATCCCGAATATTTACGCCTGCCGGTTGAGTTGAAATCGCCGCTTATAATCAACGGCGTGACGCACCCCGCAGGGGCGCACCTCTCCACCAATGACGATGTGGCGATAAAGGAGCTGGGCTATAAGCCCGTGACCCGTTCCCCCATGCCCTCAAAGGAGGGCTTTTATTATACGGAGAACTGGACGGAAACCGACACGGCTATAGTGCAGGCGTGGGAGGAACACGAACAGCCCCCGGCTATCGACTATACCGAAGTTCTCGATATTATGACAGGAGAAAAAGCATGATAGTACGCACGGCAGAAGAAGCAAGGGCGTGGCGGGCGCAACTGGAAAAGGCACTGCCCGCTGTACCTGATAAGGACGCAAGCGGTTGCGTAGACCTCTATCCAACCTTAAAACAGAGCGGCAGTCTCATAAAAGCCGGAACTCGTATCAACTGGAACGGCTGGCTCAAACAGGCCACCGTAGACCTATGGGATACCGAGGCCAACGACCCCGACCATGCACCTAACCTGTGGGTGAAGATAAACTATAAGGATGGTGTTCGGGTTATCCCTGACGTAATCTCAGCAGCCGAGGCATTTGCACTTGATGAGCTTGGCTGGTGGAATGGCGCGATATATAAAAGCCTTATAGCTGCTAACGTCTACACCCCAGACGCATACCCACAGGGATGGGAACTTCAGGAATAAGGAGCCGCACGGCTCTTTTTTCATAATTAAAAAAACAAAAACAAAGAAAGGAAAAAAATCAAAATGAAGAAACTCACTTGTATCCTCGCGGTAATGCTCATGCTGTGCCTTTGCACCATAGCCTACGCCGCAGACCCCGTAACTCTGGATATAACCGCGCTGGACTACCAGACCGGCAAGGCGGTATCCAAAACCTACGTCAACAACGAGCTGTTCTTGCTCAAGGTTGACATAGGCATACCCCGGTTTTACGACCTGACCGACATGGAGCTTATAATCGAGCTGGACGGCGTAAAGCTGGACACAAACGACCTGAGATTGGAGGCTGGCACATATTACCTGAGCGGCATAGTTACCGACCAGCCCGCCGCCCTCCGTATAACCGTCAAGGACAAAGCCTACGACAACGCCACCACGGCAGAAGAGCTCTACAACGCCATGCAGAAAAACAGGACTGTAAGCAAAACCTACTATTTTAACGCAGCGCAGCCCGCCGAACAGCCCATTGCAAAAAATCCCGTGGTGATACCCAAGACCGGCGACGCCTCCGCCCTCGCGTATGCGGTATCCATAGCCCTGATAGGTTTTGGCCTCTTTGTGGCGGGTAAACGCAGATGAACAGAATAGACGGTTTTATCGCCTACCTGGAATCCCACGTAGGTGATATGTATGTATGGGGAGCGCAGGGACAGCAGGTTGACAGCATGAGCGACCCCTACGCATGGATAGAACGGCGCGAAACCAGCGACACGAATTACAACCGCGCCGTGAAATTCATGGAGAAGGCCGAAAAACGGCCTCTCTACGCGTTCGACTGTTCTGGCCTCATCGTACACTACATCAGCGACATAAAGCACTGGATGAAGGGCGACACCAACGCCCAGGGGCTTTACCGTATGTGCGGCGAAAACAGGGGCTACGCCGGGAAAACCCCCATGTTGGCGGGCGACCTCGTATTCAAGTACAGCGAAAGCAGCAAGAAAATGGTACATGTCGGCGTATACGTCGGCGACGGCTACACCATAGAGGCGAAAGGCCGCGACGATGGCGTATGCAAGCGCAAGCTGTCCGATGGCAGCTGGACGCACTGGGGGCGGCTTGCCCTGCTCCAGCAGGAGGAAGAAAAGGAGGAGGTAAAGGCGCGGAAGATCATAACCCTGACGAGCCCCATGATGCGGGGCGACGATATCAAGGCATTACAGACCGCCCTTAACGCTCTGGGCTATGACGCGGGGGACCCTGACGGCATAGCGGGCAAAAACACCGTTGCGGCCATACAGCGGTTTGCACAGGCACACAGCATGGCACCGACAGAGCTGCCGGGCATATTGCAGGCTACCGTATCCGTGGACGGCAAAATCTATGTAGGCACATTAAAAAAATAAGGAGGAGCACCCATGACCAAAGAATGGATATGGGCAATAGTCACAGGCTTGAGCGGCATTTTGCTGGGCTGGCTGGCTCACATAAAGACCGCACGGAAGGACGCGGTTGATGCGGCTACACACGACACCGCCATTGACACCGCGCTTAAATCGGACGTGGACTACATCAAACGCGGCGTGGACGATATCAAACTCGATATGCGGGCGCAGGCCAGCAAGGTCGAGGGCATAGACCGCCGCGTGACGCGGGTGGAGGAAAGCGCGAAAAGCGCCCACCACCGGCTGGACAGGCTTGAAGCACACAACAACTAAAGGAGGAAAAAATATGAAACTCTCAAATAAGGTATACGACATTCTCAAGGCAATCGCCCTGATCTGGCTCCCCGCCATAGGCACCCTCTATTTTGCCCTTGCGGGCATCTGGAACCTCCCCTATCCCGAAGAGATAGTCGGCACCATCACCGCCGTTGACACGTTCCTCGGCGCGGTACTGGGCATATCCTCAGCAAACTACAACAAACAGTAGCCCCCGGATGGGATTCCCTTTCAATAGCCCCCCTTAATTGGGGGGCGTATTTTTATAAAGGAGGTATAGGCTTTTGGAGAAGCGGGCCTCTTTGAAATGGATAAAGCATTGCTTAACTCCCGTTCACGCACAGAATGGGAAGCACTCATACGCGAATGGATACATAACGAAAAAGACCGCTGGCTGATAACCCGCCGCCTTTTAGACGGGGTGCCATACGACGCTTTGACGGGCGAGTACCAGCTTAAATTTGAAATACCCCTTGAATATGACCAGATACGAAGGCGGTGCAAGGCCGCCGAAAAACAACTGAAAACGCACTGTAAATAGCCAATAAATAGCCGATGGGAGCAATCCTATCGGCTCTTTTTTTATGCCAAAATTCAGGTAGAAGGGAGCGTGAAACAGTGTATCCATACCAACCTTATTTTAACCAACAAACCCAATATCAGCGAACCGAAGTAGTCAAAGTGAACGGTGAGGGCGGCGCAAAGGCGTATCAAATGCCCCCTAATAGCTCCGTTCTTCTGTTGGACGAAACGGCCCCCATAGTGTGGCTTAAAACAACGGACGGGGCGGGATTCCCCTCTCTCTCGCCTTACAGCATAACCCCGTATAAACCCGCTCCGCCTGTCGATGTGAACGGTCTTGAACAGAGAATAGCCAGATTGGAGGAAATGATAAATGCAAAACCCGATACTACAAATGCTAAGCGGAGGAAGTCCGAGGAAACTCAACCCACAAATGATAGCGCAGGCTAAACAGATGATGTCCGTTCCCGGGCAAATGCAGAAGATAAAGCAGATGATAGGCAACGGCGACCCTAAACAGATGTTTTATGCGGCCTGCAAGCAATACGGGATAGACCCCGAGGATATTCTTTCTGAATTAAGGTAGACCATTACCCGAAGCGCGCACGGGATTGGAATATAAATCGAAAGGAACTTTAGAACTATGGATAATATGCCCTCTCTCGCGGATATAGCCGCGGTAACTGATGGCAAGACTGACGGCTTCAACGGAGGCTTCTGGATATTCGCACTTATCATACTTTTTGCTATGATGGGCGGCGGCTTTGGCGGCTGGAACCGCCAGGGCGAATTTGGACAGTATGCCACCGCTGCGTCTCAGCAGGAAATTCTCTTCGGTCAGCACTTCGGCCAGATCAATGACCGCTTGACTAACATCGGCAACGGTATATGTGATTCCACCTTCGCGCTGAACAACGCTATCACCACCGAAGGCCGGAACCTGTCCAACCAGCTCGCAAACTGCTGCTGTGAACAGAGGCTCGGTATAGCCAACCTCTCAGCGCAGATGAACCAGAACACCTGCGACATAACCACCGCTATCCACGCCGAGGCCGAGGCCACCCGCTCCCTGATACAGGCGAACGAAATGCAGGCTCTCAGGGACAAAGTGTCCAGCCTTGAGATGGATAACCGCATGTACGGAGTAGTCCGCTATCCCAACGGTTACACCTACAACGCGGGGAACTCTCCCTTCTGCGGTAATAATTGCGGCTGCTGCTGCTAATTCCGGCTATGCCGTGATATATCGGGGCGGCGTATGCTGCCCCTTGATTTTCGAAAGGAGCATAATAAAAATGGCTTGTAAAAATGTATGCAAACTCTGCCCCAACCTTATAATCTCCCAGGCCGTTACCTTCACGGCGGGAACCGGGCTGATAATCAACCTCCCGGCAGGCAACTATAACGATAATCAGAAATACTGCATCGTGGTAGCTCAGTCTATCCCGGCGGCTACCACTATAACCGCGCCCGTGTTCGTCACCATAGGCACCGGCACGGAACAGTACCCGCTGATAGATAACTGCTGCGCCCAGGTCACAGTTTGCGCCATACGCACCCGCACCAGGTATGCTACCATCGTCAAGACCAACGCCACGGGCGGCAGTTTTAAAATGCTTGGCAAAACCGCTTGCACTCAGGGGCTTGCCAGCATTGACGGAGGCGCAGAGTAATGAGCTTTAAGGAGATCATACGCCTGATATCCGAAAGGCACACCGATATGACGGAAGTGACCGATGCGCTCTCTGATATGATGCACACGGTAAAGGACCGTCTGCCGGAGGTATACAAAGAAACAATGTATTGCCTCGAAGAGATAGCATATCGGATAACTCCTGAAGAGGCGCGGCAGATAGTCAAGGGTATGCGCCCATACGGTCAAAAATGGGACTATGATACCATCAAGGCGTTTCTGGCGACGAAGGGCATAACGGCGGTATGCAAATACTATCTGTGCATGAATATGTACTACAACGACAGCCATGATACCGCCGAAATGGTAGGCAGGGGAGAAGACCCGGATTTTTATTTCAGCCTTGCAAAAGATTTCATTAACGATATAGACGGTAAGGATTTCAAGGTTGAAAAATATTTTACTGCGTAACTGGCAACCTTCCGGCAACTTTCTGGCAACCTTTTATTCCAAGCCCTCAAACGAGCGTAAACGAAAAATATAGATAAACAGCCGCTTTTTACGGACGAGAAACTGCAAGGAACTGAATAAAAAACGGGTAGCCGCCGGATACCAAAGAAGAACACCATGCAGCGCATGGTGTTTTTCTTTGGTCTTTGATGAGTAGGTATTTTCCGGGCCAGGTCAAACAGCCAAGGGCTGGTGATGGGATCGACTGTGAGCGCGTCCGGTGGACGATGAAGCGAACAGGAGATCCAGTAAGGCAGGGAGTTCGAGGAGCGTCTGCGACGCTGAACGACCTTGCCGCACTGTGGGAGCCTCGGGCGGGAAAATAGGTAGCCGCCGGATACCAAACAAAAGAGACTGACACCCGTCAGTCTCTTTTGTTTCATATACAGCGATTACTGTTT